GCAATAATTCCAATGTAAGCGACTCCTGCGACAGGCTGATGGTGGTGTGAGCACATACTACGTAACTCGCTACGAACCACAAGCATACCTTCGTATCTATCCGCGCTATCATTTGGAAAAGCTGTAGCATCTGGTGCCGGTTCATATCTGCCTGCCATAATTTCGTTAAAGTACATTTTAGCCAGTCTGCGTGCGGTACCTTGACTGTTAGGGTCTGTTTCACGATCAATTAATAGTGTGTCTAATACTTGTTCAAAAGCTAGAGTTGCTTCGTCGATTAGGAGTTTTTTACTTTCTTCTGTGATGTATTCTGAGATGTTATCACCTGCCCAGAAACGTTTGTTGTCTTTCTTTAAGTTAGTACGAATAATTTCACTAACAGGTTTAATAGGACTGTATTTTGTTACCATTTATTACTCCGATGTTAAGCCAGTGGATTGGCAATTGATAAGTTAGTATAACATGTTTATTTAGGCGGTGTCAATGTTATTCGATAATAATTTTGCGTAGATCCGGATACTCTTTGTATTTAGGTTCTTGGTCTACAGTGGGTAATATTTCTAATGCTCTAACTGCTTCTTCTATAGTTGGACGATAGTGATAGCCAATTTCAAAGACCTTTTGAGTCTCCCATGGACTTATACTTAAATCACGACCATCACTGCGCTGACGTATTAGCTTTTGATAGGCTTGAGCATCATCTAATAAAATAGCACCACCACGACCAATATCTAAAGGCTTGCTATGACCAAAGCTCAAACACTGCATCTGTCCTGTGCGATACATGCCCTTTTGAAGTAGACGTGCACTATCCCAAATACGTGTACCTTTTAGTTGATATTCACCGGTCCAAGTTTCATCTAATAGATCATAACTAATATCTAGTTTGTGTAAGGTCATAGGCACGCTTAGATATGTATAAGCAGTGAATTGGCAATGATGTACGTGATCATAACGTAAACATAACTCTAAAGCATGGGTACAGCAATCAGTCATAACGACAAAAGGTGCGCCCGTAAGCTCACCTAATGCCTGTTCAAACTCTGCTATTTTGTCAAATGTCATATGACATTTTCTAATAGCTTAGTTGCTGAAAAGAAATTATCATGTAGAGCACGAGCCTGACCTTGTGTATGTTGTCTATAAACATCATAGTTAGTCATCATACTAACAATTTTAGCCTTTAATAATTCTTTGTTATGTAGATAACTATCAAAATCCTCAGTCCAGGCACTCGGGTATTTCCACATGCTGATGTACATTTCACTATAGCTCAAACGATCTGGAACTAGAGCAATAGCATCAGCTAGTAGTCCTTCATACATGCTAATACCTAGTGTTTCTTGTAGATTAGCACTAAACACTATTTTAGCCTGCGCTAATAGATTATGGTACTGCTCTTTGGTTAAATGTTCTTCTTGACAAACGATCCACTCATACTGTGGCAACTCTTGAGCTAGATGTTTAAAGATGTCTACTTGTTTCTCTGGCGCTATGCGATGTGGAAATAAAATAATGTCTTTCTTAACACGCCCTCTATAGTCCTCAAACATGCTGGGCATATATTCCATGGGCCAACCACTACGTATAATAGCACCATCAGCAAAGTTTGATTTTACACTGACGTCATCACCTAATAGATTGTTAACAAACAGTTCAATGTGAAAGTCTGTGGCAAAGTAGTTGTGATCAATAGCATAAAAGAAACTCTGTTCAGCATGTCTGACCCAAGCTGCATCACCGATAAGACGTCCTAAGAAGTCCTGTGGGTCATAACTGCCAGCGTGCCAAAGTGCGTGTATGGTTATTTTAATACCCAGCAGTTCAGACATATACTTAAGATTGATAATACCAGGGTGCCAAGCATCAGTAAATATGAAGTGGTCTCCTGACTTAATCCTGCCTTCAGTGAAGAGTCTTCCCATTTGCTCAACTTGACTAGCCTTGTAGATATTAGTACCACCAAAATTGAGGAAAGCACCAGGAGTAGTGGCACTAGGTATATCAGACGGGCCCTCGATGATAACAACTTCATGTCCATGCTCCTCTAGCAAAAGAGGTACGTGCTGTTTCCACTGCGCGGTATAACGAGTTTCTACAGCCTCTAGATCAACTAGAAATACCTTGGCCATTATCGTGGATTCCTACCTTGGTAACCACTAGGTTGACCGTTGCGTTGTTGCCATTGTTGACGACGTTTACGCTTTTCTTGCCACTCACGATACTCTACACTCTTGTAAAGATCCGCTTCGTCGAACTTGATCATACGGAAACGACAGTAGTTCAACCATGCGTCTAAGTCGTTATAGATTTTTGTTACTTCTGGGCTCATACGAAGATACTTCTTAAGCCATACTGGTTGTGATGCCACGATAAATCTCCTTAAATAGTGACAGTTTGGTAAGGTCGGGTTTGATTATAAAAGATGGTACACCCGTTTTCGCCATCTTCAGAAACTTCAATAGTAATATCTCTACCTGGGTAGCGACCTGCTATTTGTAAGTATAGGTCATCTGCGATCATTTCGCATGATTTATAATTTAATTCTAATACGGAACCCTGACCCACATACAGGCTTTCAAGCCATCGTTTGAATTGGATGAACTCGATGTCCCTGTCATTGTGCCACACATCAATTGACACCCTGAAATGGAAAATATGACGGTGAGGACTAGCAAGGAACGATACATCATATTCATCTCCAGTTTTAAGTAATGGGTCTGTTGCGGCTGCTGGATAACAATGGATTCCTTCTTTAGTAAAGGTAACCCATATTTGTCGTTGGGCATTAGATTTAACACGCTCTATTTGTTCACGTTCTGCTTGTATCATTTGATAATCTCATCTTTACTATACTGATCCCAGTCAGTAAAAGTTTCTCTAGTAGTTAATGAATGTAGTGTATGACACCAAACACCTGGATTACTGTGGTTAAAGTCTAGGTCATCAATCTTTAGTGTAGCATTATATCCAAGCTGTGTCAAGTATGGAATTTTAACTGATATCTGTGGAATAAATTTACGATGTCCAATTACAGGCATTTCTAATACACCCTGTACAACACTAATATCAAAATCTAAAGTACACCAGTAGCCCATATCTAGACAAGCAGTAATCATCTGTTCCCACGGACGCCACGCATCAGCATCATCTGTAGCTAGTTTAGGAAAACTTTGATTAGCACCAAAGTAGATGTGTTTACAATAGTTCTCACCTGCCATTTCTAAAATACTCAAAGTACTTTGTACACCTACTACAAACAATGTCGTCGTACCATAGGCAGGAGTCTTTTCGATCTCTGTACCTACAAAAAATGTCACTGCTTCTGCTGTGCCTGTATAGTAATCACGTTTCATAGTTTAGCTAATCTTTCTTGAGTTTCTGTAATCATACGTTTAACATGAGCTTTTTCTTGTTTCATCTTACTTAGGCCTACATCGTCCATATAGTTAGTATAACCTTCTTTGATCTTTTTGTCAAGTCCTAGATGATATTGTACAAGTTCTTCCAAGTGACCTTCAAGTTTGGTTTTGTCCAAGTTATTCTCCTAATCCTAGTTCTAAGTTATCTAAACTACCTTCGTCGAATCCACTATCGTCAACGTGGTGTTCTTCCTCTTCTTCTACTTCAAACAGGTTGTTAAACATAGTACTAGCATTAACTGTTTTCTTACCTGTAGCGCCACGTGTACCAATAATACTCATCCAAAATTTGCTATGATCTTCGATGATCTGCTCAGCTGTACTACGGTCTGGGGCAGCAAATATACTTTCAACTACATCTTTAAAATATATACGTGTAATTGTTTCTTGTACTAACATATTAGGTACAACGCCTTGATCATATTGACGATTAGCTTCTTGTACGGCTGTAATATGACTCCAAACATTATGCCCCATTTGAATAGCATAACTAAAGCTATCCCATGAGGTTTTACCTTCTTTACCTATTTTGTTTAGGTCGCCTGGGGCATAATAACAAATATCATTGATCTGTATACGATTACTTATAGGACTGTCTGTGAAATTAGCAAAACGACCATCTTGTAGGACAGCATCACTGAACTTGCGAGTATCTTTAGCATACTTTTTATCATCTACACTAGGTACCATGCGATATACCCATTTTTTACGATCTTCGATTTCAGTTTGGATATAAATTTGCCCGTTAGCTGAGGCTAGGAATGGGCTTGCGCAATCAAAGGATATAGTAAATGCTGGGTTGACATATTTTCTTACAGCACGTTGAATATCAGTTAGCAAACAAGCCCACTCTAGCTTACTTGTACCCAAAAAGTGCATCCAATCATGAATACCTTCTTGTAATAAATTATCATAACGTAGAGCTACTAGACGTTTTAACACTAGATGAACATCACACATGTTTTGTCCACCCATAGCCCAACCATTAAAATGACGACCTGGATACTGCTTAGGATCGCAATACTTTTTCATACGATCATACCAATCATCTGCGTCTGCGTGATTTTCACCTTGTAGAACGTTTAAGAACTTACAGTTACCATTACGATTGTTAATAAACCAATCATTGTTGATGTAAGTACCTTGTACAGCTTCTTCATAGGTATTAATACCTGTGGCTTTACGACCTGCCGGACTCCGGGCTACCCAAGCTGGGATATCTAAACACATACCATAATCCATGTATGCGTCCATCCAAGTTAATACTAATTCACGTTTCTTTTGTGCTTTAGGACAGTTAGGATCTTTCCAATCGCCTTCCCAAACACCCTTACCAATTTGGAAACCACCTGAGTCACCTAAGATAAAACTCTTACTGCGATCTCTATTTCTGACCATGTCTTCTTTTGGACTATGCTTGTTAACATCTAACTCTGCGTGACCTGCTGAATACAAACTCCAGTGATAGGGAAAGTAAGCTTCAGTTGGATTGAGCCAATTAAGTCCTTCCATGCCATTTTCAAAGTTTGCTGGAATACGTGTGCTGTCAACATACAAGTTACCGTTAGCATCCGGAAAACGTTGTTTTCCTACATAAGTGGCATAGAATCCACTCAATGCTGGTAGGAACACAGCATAATCTTTCTGTTTACTAGTTAAATTGTCAATCTCGTGTGCCATTGTTTAATATCTCGTATGTTTTATGTTGTTCCCAACGATCTTTAAGATCCGGGTTTTGTGCTATAAAGCGTTCGTACCAGCTCCATTCAGTTAGACGTTCTGCTGTAGTTTTAAACTCTCGTCTATCTGGAATAAGTTTTTCAAGTCCTGCTAGGCTCATTTTCTTCTTTAGTAAGAATATCCATCATTTGGAATTTTTCATAGGCATCTTTAAGTCCGGGATGTTTTTCCATGCGCTCTTTAAGACCTTTTTCTTCTTTCTCTTTTTCAATGGCCCAACGGATAGCACTATCAGCGTCCCAACTTAGACCAACAGTTACACCCTGTGTCATTACCTGCCACATGTTGCCATCATAAACTTCCATGTTTTGATTAGCAGGATTGTATCGCATCTGTCCGACATTCAGCATACCGTTGTTATAGATGTTAGGCGGATAGTTACCTGACACAATTAAGTGGGCACTACTGCTTGATATATTTTTAATCATAAAATTTCACACTCTTATATAACTTATAGTCTTCGGCAAAATACTCCTCTAATCTTGCTCGATATAGAGGATTTTGATTGATTTCTTCATTAAAACGAACAATAAATTCACGTTTAGCACCTGTGCTAGTGTTATACTCTAAGGCAATCTGAATATTAGTGCGATAGTTAAATTGTTTAACCCAATGCTCTAAATTATTACGTAGGCGTTCATCTACACGTAAAAATGTTGCTTTACTTAAATCAACCTCTTGTATAAAGTATACTTGGTGCTCAGTGTGATCGTCAAATGTAATCTGCTCAAGTGCTTGGTCTACAGTCAGCATTATTCCAGTGTTATAACAATATTCTGCTATTCCACTAATCCAACGTTCGATCGGTTCACGTAGCGCAATTAGGTATTCATCAGCAGGCACCAGTGTTTCGCTATGTCGCCACATGCCATAACAGCCGATTAAACAGCCTTTAATAAAACTACTAGCATTTTTAGGAATATGTACATAGGTTAGGTGGTGAGTGTCATCTACCCAACATTCACCTAACCTATGTCCTAAATGTGCCCAACGACCTAACGTCATTATTTGGTCTGTGCTGGTAATAGATAATTGTAAGTTGCTAATCCAGTATCGACTGTAATTTGAGCAACTCCTTCATCACTGATGCTAAACTTTTTATCACCGGCTAGGTTAAGAATAGCAATAACTACACTAACAGGCCACGACCATGCTTTAGTTAGTTTGCCGCTAATACCTGATTGTAATACAAAGTTGCCGGCGTGTGTGCTAGGATCACCAAAAAACACTTTTAATTCTGTGCCTTCTGTCTTAACAGTAAAATTTGTTTCTTCACTATTAGCACTTGCTTGGAATTTTAAACGTTGAATATTTGCTACTGTTGGTTCAAATTCAACATTCCAGTTAACTGCTCGCATTTTAACTGTTTTAAGTTTTTCGGTGACTAGGTTTTGTTCCATAAAACGATAATCATTTTTAAAATCACCTGCTTTATTTTCAAAGTGCAGGCCCGAAGGAATAGTTTCACCGTTTTTGTCTTGGGTGTTTAATGAAATTTTAGCATCTTCTTTGTATTCTGGAATGTTAAGAATAGTGTTTAGTTTGCCTAAGTTTGGCATACCAAACGTGCCAATAAACTCTGGAACTGGATTGTTAAGTGTTGCTTTAACAATCACTGAACGATCTTCTGCTAGTGCTTCGATGTTTGTTTCTTTGTCGGTGCCTATTACTTTAACTAAATCAATATTGCCTAAGCCATAAGTATTTTTCACGATATCTAATAGATAATCACGCATGTTTTTCTCCTTGTTGATAATATAGTGTATATGATGTATTTAGAAAATTCAAGAGGTTTGATAAATTATTTTTCTAATAGTTGACCAAGCACTTGATGCCGTTTAATAGTGGTTAGTTGTCCGGGTTTCTTTACTTTCATCCAGCTAACATATTTTAATTCATCATTATTGGGCAAATCTACAGATTCTATTATTTCATAACCTATCTCCTGACATAATTTTATAAGATTCTTTTTTGATTGATAATTCGATTTGTTTGCTTCGTAATCTTGACAAGATTCAAGTATATCACAATTATTGTAGCTAAACATAAAAACTCCACCTGATCTTAGGCAATTTAATATATTTTTTAAATAAGTCACAACATAGTCGTTGCCTGTATAATTAAACATTAACCAGGCTATCATAAAACCGATTTGTCCTTGCGGCAGAAAATCCAATGTATGATTTTGTATAAGATATTTTCTTAATCGCATGTTATATTGATCATTGAACTTAGATGAGGTTTGATCTATAAAAGACTGATCAAAATCGCATAGGTATAATGGATCAAGTGATACCATATTTTCTGTCAAAATGGGATCTCTAGTAGTTAATTGGACTCCTGGATAATGCCAATCATTATGTTGATGTATAGCAGCAATAACCTTTTTGAGATTATCTTCTGTTATTGTAACAGTACGTTGACTGTTATATTTAAATGGATAATTATCATTATATAAAACAGTTTGCGCTAGTTTTACTATATTTTCATCAATATCAGTTAAAATTGATTCAATCGATAGTTTAATTTGGTGATGCTGCATTAATATATTATCGTATTGAATAATATTGCTATTAATCTTTTCAAACAATTCAACTGTTGTAATAGATTCGTTGTTAGCTTCTTTTAATCTAACTAATTTTGCCCTACATTCATCGATAGCGCGATCAGCTAGACTCAATTCGTCAATTTCAGATAACAGATCATTCTTAAATCTAATTAGGTCGCTAATTAACATTATTCGAAACTAAACAATTCATCAAAGGTGGTTTTAATTTGTGTATTTTCAGCAATATCCCAACCAAGTACACCTAATAAGTTTTCTACTTTTTGATCTACAATACCTGTTTCCATAGCATCATCATCGAATGGTAGTTCTTTAAACCAAGTTGGTATATGTGTTTCATCTGTTGGATATCCTACACTAGTGTAACCTAGAGGATTATCTCTAAGTTTACATACAATAGTTTTCATACCGTCAACGATCTGCATTGAATAGTTATCGCCCATCATGCGGCGTAGATTATTCCAATTCATTGCGGCTCTAACGTGTCCTGGCATATTGGCTTTGCCTTCACGAACTTCTGCGGCTGTGTACTTGGTCAAGTTGTTAACACGTTTAGGTGTTCCCTTTTCCCAGGCTGGACGATCTTGGAATATTAACTTGAAGTCACGTATCTTTTCGATAATAGTTTCGCGTTGACTACCAGTTAGTACATCTAACAAAATTTCGCTTAAGAAATCCTGCATAAATGCTGGAGTGTCACTGCGTTTTAAGTCTAAGCCCATGGCCTTAACCTTGCCTGGTTTATCATGGGTGTCTAGACGTTTGCCTTCTAGATCATAGATTAGTACAGCATAGCGTTTCTTCTTAATAAACAAGCCTTTGAGTGCTACTAGTTCACGCCCGCCTTTGATTAATCCACCTTGCTTACGTGGAGTATGGAAAGCACGCTCACAAAAACCTGGGAAGCTCTCATTGACTTGATCAGCAATAGCATCGTATAACTGTACGCAAATATCTTTTGACCATTCCATACGACCTGCTTCTACTTCCTCTTTGACCACAGGCCACATGCTAAAGTAGCATGAGTCTGTATCACCATAGATAATAGCCTTGCCTACATGGTCATACTCACCTGTAATACATTCGTTTATGTAGGCATCCATATGTTTGGCAATGGTACGACCGGTAAGGGTAGTGGATTGTCCAATACGCTTATCAAAGAAGCGACAACCAGGATTAAGAATAGCGCCATACAAGCTATTAAGATTAATTTTTTTAACCAACTGTCTCTTGTCCCAAAAGGCAATTTCATCCGCATCTGTTGCTTCCTTTTTCTTAGCCTGCATTTCTTTACGTTCAGCATACCAACGTTCTAGTAAGCCCGGTATAACACCTTTACGATCATTACTAAAGATAGTACCATTAGCACTTAAAATCCAATTCTTACCACTGTCAAAGATTAAACGCCAAACATCTGCGGCACTTAGGACATCGCTACCGCCTTGTACCCAATCGATGGTAATTTCTGTACCAGCTTGAGTTTCCATAACGGCTGTGTATTCTAAACTGCCAAACAAACCTTCCCATGCGTCAGCAAAGTTACTGCCACTATCCATTTTCTGTTTGATATAGTGATCTGTCATGATAGGACGTAGTTGTCCTACAATAGTTTCTGGACCCATGTTCAGCGCACGAATCGCACTAGGATACAGTGAATTAATATCAACTGCGCCGATGTAATCGTGCATACCTGCTTTAGGAGTTGCCACATAAGCACCTGCGGCCTGTGTGTTGAACTGTTCTTCACGGTTACGATTTGGCACAACCATACCAAGTTGATGTGCTTCGTTGATAATTGCCTGCTCTGTAACCGCTACAGCACCCATAGTTGTTTGTAATAACACAGTGTTATCATGCGCAAGTTCATTGGCTAGATCTAAAAAGCGTAGTTTCTTGTCTAGCTTGCCTAGCAACATGGTATCTTGTCTATTATAATCAATAAACTTAGGAAAGTCTTTGTTATACAGTTGATCTAAGGTACCTTCATAGGCAACTTTACGTTCATCTAATTCATATTCACCAATAGCATCTAAGCTATAACTATGACGTTCTTCATAGGTGTACTTACGATATAACTGCATATAGTCTAGGTGTACACGACCAATCAAGTCAAAGGTGATATTAGTAGCACCAAAGCGTTCAAAGTCACGTTGTTTAGGATATTGACCCCACAAGCACATACGGCGTGTGTCATCTTTGCTTAAGACACGTATAATACGTCCAATGGTATATGGAATATCATAGCCCTCACTGTTCCAACCACTTAATATATCGGCATCATCTATTAGATTAAGGAATGTGTCCAACATGTCCTGTTCACGGTCAAACAAGAAACAGTTTTCATATTGATTGCATATTTCCTGCGCTGAATCCCAACTATAACTCTTAGGAGGAACTACTAAGGTAACTAATTTGTCTAGCCAATCTAAGTATACCGAGATAGCTGTGATAGCATTAAATGGATCGTTTGTTGGGGCATACCCTCGCTCAGGATCAAAGTCTACCTCAATATCGAAAAACGCTGTTTGTAATTTAGGGGCAGCCTGTCCTAGATAGTTTTCTTCAAAACATCGAAACACAGGATTAATGTCACTTTCCCATATTTTCTTATTGCCGTTGACTCTGACTTCTTTATGAAATTCCTTACCTACTCGAGTACTGAATCTACTAACAGGTGTATCGTAGATAGTGCGGAACTTGCCTTTGGGATCATCATAATAGAATACATAGTTTGCTGGATATTCTTTATATTCTCTTTGACCGTTGTTGCGTTCAACAACATAGATTCGATCTTTAGCACGATCGAATAGTGCGTCTACATAACTCATAACTCTCCTGCCACTTATAGCTGGCTAACTTTTCTGCATGTACGTAAGTGTACGATTCTTTTATTATAACATTAATATTCTATAAAAACCAATTAAATCGATAGAAAATAATGTTATACTAGTTAATAAAATACCAAAACTACCTCGACTAATAGCTGAGAATATGCTAATACTTAGCGCAACAAATATAACTGGATAGACAATTAACCAATTAGTGTCTGGTACAGTTAAACTCACACTAAGACTAATAACTATGTTTAGTAACCAATTAACAGTCTCTAAACATAGTCTAACAGGGTGACTATGCCAATCTTTTTTAATAAAATTAGCTGTCTTATGCCAATCAATCAAAGTGTGCGACCAACAGTTTCTAAGATGTCTTGTAGTGTTTCGTGGTCTTGGTTAGTTTCACCAAATTTACTTTTTTGTGCAATTTTAATAGCTTTTTTTAGAATAGCTGGTTTAATTTCTAATTCTTCTGCTACTGCTTTGATCGTATCGCTTAGGCCAGCATTTAAATCTTCTACTTCTTGTAAGACATGAATACCTTCGTTAACCATTTGTGTTAATTTAGCTTTTTGTTCTGATGAAAACATACGTGATGACATAGATCATTCCTTGGTTGAAAAATATATTATATGTTATTTAGACCAGAAGGTCAAGAAGGTCTACAGGTTCTGAGCACTTTTGTTGCTATTTCAAATTGCCATGCTAGATCGTCGAACAAATCCTCCGACGGTTGTACCATAAAAGCACGTGTTAAGTAGGCATTTTGTCCTAGTTCGCTGTAATAATTTGAACTAGGCCAACGACGTCGACCCCACTCCATGCTGTTAACTAGTAAACATTCATCACCAATTT